GATTGAGAAGAATATGGGAATGCAGCAGAAGGTGATGTTCGGGCTATTAGCCATGCTCGCCTCCGCTCTTGGAATAGGGACACAGGTGATGTAAATGCCGGATTATTGTAACAGTAGTGATGTAGGGTCGAGATTGGGTCTGAACAGCGCACAGCGCACACAGGCTTCAAGCAGGTTGACCACAGCCATCAGAAGGGCTACATTGGATGTAGACCAGTGCTGGCGTGACTATGGTCGTGTAGTTCCCTCCACAGGCGCTTCAAGCGGTAGCGATGGCCTATACGCACAAACTGATACCTTGAAGGTAATACGTGAAGTGTGTGCTGACCTTGCTGCTGCCTACTACATGGAAGACGAGGGTACTTTCCAGACAACCGGGCCGGACGGTACATTGAGAGGCGGAGTATTGAGAGAGCGTGGCGAGAAGAACCTTATGCAGATTGCACACCTCGGAACTGTCTGAGGTGGCTAAATGACAAACAAGATAGTAAGGGCTTTCAAATTTCCCGGCCTCCCTCGTATAGACGTGGTTCAAAAACTAAGGTCTTCTGTGGAAAGGGAAATGAGTAAGGTTGACAAAAGCGCATTCGCTGTTTATGATGTGGCACAGTATCAGACCGAGCATGGACCACATACCTTTATCGGAAAAAATGCGTCAAAAGAAGACGGCTTGATGGGTTTCGCTGCTTACTTTGACAAAGCCGCTTACACACAGTTAATTGACGATATCAATAAACAGATGTATGAGAAGGGTAGAGAACAACTAAGGGAGATATTAAAAACCGCTACTCTAAAGGCACAAACAGAAATAAGGACAAGAAAAAGAAATTTCAAAAGCGGAGACAACCCAAACGAAGAAGAACCGGGAGACATATATCATTCATTGGCAGATTCGCTAGGTTTTGGTGAATTAGAAGAAGGAAGTAAAAAGAGTCAAAGACTACAGAGATATGTAGCCGGTTCTTGGGATATCAGAGGTGTTGGTGGTGCTGCTACTCAGCCGGATAAGTTTAGAGGTCAACCAGTAGCCAATCAACCTACGGGCTTCTACGGCTCTCGTATGAGAAAACACCCATCTGATAAATCACTTACCGAGATATACGCAAGAGGCAAAGGTAAAAGTTCAAAGATTAAAAGAAGACAAATCTCCGAACCTGCCAAAAGGCTTAAAGGACATTTTAAATGATGTGATAACATGGGTATAGCAACTAAGACGCAGTATTGGACCTCGCGCATGACGGGTGGCGACCCTGCGGCATTGACCGGCACATTCAACGACAGTTTCACACTGGCATCAGGGGGCGGCTCTGCTTCCGGCGGAGATTGGGTCATCACCAACGGCACATACTCGATAGCACCTACAGGAACGGCAAACACACTCGTAGCCGTATTGGAATACACAAGCGCACCATCTGACGGCACAGTGCTGATGAAGATAGACGATGGAGCAAAGAAGGTCGAGGTTCACGCTACAGGCAGCAACACTTCCCTCAAACTCGTAGGAACTACTACCGTAACAATAAACGACCTTGATTTGGCTAAGGCCGAGGATAACCCAACTACCCTTATTCTACGCCTTACGCTCACAGGAACGGACGCAAAACTATACACGCATGAGATTATCAACGACGACGATGGAACGGCTGTATTCTCTTCTGTGACGGCTGCTAACTCGTCTTCCACGGGTGTCGTATGGGGCAACGCAAACGGCAACGTAAAATGGGGTGCTGTCTACTACTCTAAGTTCGGTGCTTTCGCCCCCGACGAGTTGCTGCTTTCCGATTTCGCACAGGACACACTGGCACGAATGGGCCTCGGTGTGGTAGAACAACTGAGAAACTCTACAAGACCATATCTGAAGACGCAGGTTCATGACTCGTCTATAGTTTACGGGTATGATATATCATCTGAAATGACGAATAGAATATCAGTTCCCTCAATACACGTTATGATTAGAAACTTGGATTCACCTATGTTTGAATCTCTTGGTGGCGCAAAGATATCACAGAATTACAATATAGAGATATTTATCACAACCCGTGGCACGAACTACGAGAATGCCTACAGGTCGGGACTTAATATTATGGGAGAAGTATTCGATGAGTTATACACGCAGACGGGTGTGCAGGGAACAACTGACAGCATCACATCCTACGACGCGCAGTTAGATAGTAAATTGGATGACGATGAGACAGTGTGCGTTCACACGCTCACAATAACGTATATGAGGCGCATAGATATGCGTCACCGATGAAAAGATTGATAAAGCAGTCAGTGTGTGCTAAGAACACATAGAGGTGTAACTATGGTAGAATTCCTAAACAGATATGTATCAATAGAGAAAGAAGCGACCTACGGCACTGAGCCTTCAGGCACTCAAATTTTTGGGGAGGTCGATGACGAGTCGCTCGGAACAACGTATGACTTAATGACAAGACAAGACATGAGCAGACCGATAGCATCAAAGTCCGTGACCGGATTGGAAAGGTCCGAGGGTGACATAAACCTCGCCCTACAAGTAGATGACTTCGCAGGAACAGTGTTTGGGGCATTCTTCCCCAAGACTGATTACAACTCAGTTTTAAGCGGCGCTCACACATTTGACGAGCCTACAGTAGCAGCCGACGCTTATCACTCCTACACCATACGAGTAGGTAGGGAAGAGAAGGAACACACCTTCACCGGCATGGTAGGTAACTCTATGAGTATTTCCGCATCAGTAGGAGAATACGTCATGTTAAGTGCTTCCTTTGTTGGATGTAGAGAACAAGCCGCTGCTCCTTTGCCAACAGGCAGCGACCTTCCTACCTTTAATGGAGATGCTCTTGACGCTCTTTACTTCGCCAACGGTCACGTCAAGTTCGATGATGGCTCAGGCTCCGCACCAGCAGCCTCGGCAAGCGTAAAGTCATTCTCTCTTGATGTAAACCTAAACCGCGATACAGACAACGCTTACGGTATAGGAAACAGCACCTACAGTCGTGCGCCACCAGCACAGCGCAGGGAAATCAGTGGGACCATTGAGTTTAACAAAGTTATTTACTCTACAACTGTCGATGAACCTCTCTTTGGTGATTTAGTTTCGGCAGATGGTTTGATTACTAGCGATGCGGCAGCAGACCCGACAATCACACTTGACTTGCAAAGTGAGGCCGACAATGATTCAGAATACATTAAAATTTATCTATACAACGTAAGGTTTGAAGCCCCCGAAGCATCCGTAAGTGGCAGGGACACCAACACAATGTCCGTTGGTTTCGTCGCTCTCTATGACGCAGCAACAAGCGGAGCAGAAAAAGCCATGAGAATACAAGGAAAGGGTGGCGCACTAGGGACGGCTGCTTTCTGAGGTGTTTGGATGGAAGGAAGAGAACTAGCAGAATCGCTCGGTCTTGAAATACCGGAGGAAGACCTCAAAGGTATGGAAGGTCTTAGTAAGAGGGAAGTTATGGTTATATGCCGAAGATACCCTGTCAAGGCAGCCAAGGCCGCTCCTAAGAAGAAGCCAGCACCCAAGAAGGTCGAGCCTAAAGAAGAATAACCTTTATTAATGCCCTAACAGGTAACACAAACTGAGCGAGCCTTCGGGCTATAGAGTAGTGTTATCATGCCAGTTATGAAAAAAGAGATAGAGTTAAACGACGGACGAAAGATTTGGGTAAGACAAGCCTCCGGTATGGAGAGGCTTAAGATTACCAATATTCAGGGTAAGGCTTTCCGCAAGATGCGACACGCTGGCGCACCCGACAAGTGGACTGATGAGCAGAATGAAGAATTCGCTACTATAGTCGATGACTTGGGTGGCGGTATAGAGGCTCAAATAGAATCTTGGGTTCCTGCTTGTATTCTTGATGAGGATGTTGACCCTAACATACTTACCTTTAACGAACTCAACACGATACTGCAATTTGTCCGTGGAGACAATGAGGAAGGCGCGGTCCCTTTTCAGAATTCCTGATGGTCGCACCGAGCCTTTGTATGGCCTTTAAAGGGACACTTCCTTCTGATTTATGGCTCAAGTATTCCGTGGAGGGTGGTCGCCACCTTATGGATATGGACCTTATTATCGCGGCTGAGATAAACGACAAGATTAGCGAGGCTACAAACGAGGCTAAGAAGAGAGATGCTAAAGGTGCGGTAGCCCGCAGGGACCAAAAGCGTGAGCAACGCAAACTATTATCAAACAATAACGACCTACTCGACATATTGAGCGAAAGCGGTGTGCCGGTTGAGGGTAAGCGAAGTGAGGGTTCTGAATGATAGAAG